TTTTATTGCGGTTTTGAACCCGCTACTTACCGTTTTCATATTTATGTCCTCTTCGTATTTGCGATGACACTTGCTGTAAAACTATCGTATGAATTAAGCCTTCTAATTGGTACTTCGATATCTCCAGCGTAGCATGACATTGTGTCGCTTGCTTTAGTTTCTAAATCGTAATATGTAACAGTAATTGACGACTTATTAAGTTCTGCCATCACAAGTGCTATTTCAGTTCCTATCATTTTTCTAAACGTTAACTTGATTTTAGGAAATATACCTATAAGTGTTCCTGTATTTGCTCCCGCCATATTTCTACCGCTATCACTTGACCACAGTTTATTATAACTTAGATCCGCTTGTAATAGATATTGACCTATTGCCAAGTCGTTTAATTTTATACTATTTGCATCTATCATATCTATTCTCCTATCTATTTCTTGCGAATGCTAGTTCTTCAGTCTTCTTTTCTATTTGTCTTTGGATTAATCTTCCGTCTAGATAAACATTAACTGCTCCGCCTCCGTTATTTACTTTGTTAGCAAATGCGTTGGCTACTTTCTCTATCCATTCTGCATCTTGGCTTAGCGGTATGATTCTCTCTGCTCCTGCTTCGCCTATAATTGCTCTTGTTGGTCTATTAACTACGCCACCTGTTGCTAGTTTGGGTATTGTTGGTATTCCTATTGGGTTTTTATTCCATAGGTTCTTAAATGGCGAAACCCCTAATACTGAAGTTGATCGTATTTTATTAAGCATTGAGTTTATCGCTTTAAATGGAGCACCCACTACAACATTTATTCCATCTATTAATTTATTGACTACTGTTTTGAATACACTTGCTATTCCGTCTTTTATTCCGTTGAATATTATTCCGCCAACCGTGAATGCAGTTTTTACCTTACTCCATGCCTTTGATATAATACTACCGAAGAAATCTGCAAATCCACTGAATACTGATTTTATAGTAGACCATGCAATTTTAGCACCATTTACCCAATTATCCCATAGTCCCTTACCGAAGTTTGCTATTGGTGTAATAACATTTACTTTGATCCAATTAACTATCGATACGAATAATCCTACTATGATTCCTAATGCTGTGACGAATAATCCTGTAATAATTTGGATTAATCCAATAAATATATTCTTTATTCCTTCACACATTAATCCAAAACCTTCTTTTATTTTTTCGAAGTCGCCTGTAAATATACCTACTAAAATATACCATGCACCTTTTAAGACTTCCATTATTCCTTTAAATATATTGTAGAAACCCTCCAATGTTATAAGTATCCCTATAAACGCTAGATCCCATTCGTTTTTAAAAAACCCGAAGTAATCCATCCATTCTTTTTCCCAGAAGTTTATTGTATCTGTTAAAACTTGACTTACTCCGTCTAGCATTGAAGTTGTTTTACTTAGATCCATTGACGGTGTTACTGTTCCCCCTGTTTGTCCTGATTGATCCGCTAGTACATTCATTTCATCAAATCCTGCTAGAGTTTTCTTCAATTCTTTAGCACTCTTATTCATTGAACCGAAGTTCTTAGCACTAGATTTACCGAATAAATTAAAATTAAATAATTGCATACTTATTGCATTTACAAATTGCAGTAGTTTGAATGCTCCTCTTATAATTGCTTCGACTATTGGTTGGAGTGCCGTTGCCATAGCAAACCTTATATAATCTAGATCTGTTTTTATTTGTTCGTTGTATGACGACAGGGTACTCATTGCGTTTCTAACAGCAAAGTAAGCACTACTTACTCCAAACACTGCCATTGTCCATCTGAATACTTTTTTTATTGTGCTTCCTATTGATGTTCCTATCTTATCTACGCTTCCACGAACGTCGTTGATTGCCTTTACCGTCTGGGTTGAACTCATCGCTTGAAGTTTGTCTTTTAATTTACCAGCCTTATCCCCTGCTTTTTCAAATGCAATTTCAGCTTGTGCTACTTGGTCTTTTAATTTGGCATACTCTGGTGTCATATCTTTCCATGACGGCATGTTTTTAAGTTGTTTATTTAATCTGTTAAACTTTTGATATAAAACATCAGCTTGTTTTTCTGCTGTTTGAAGTTCTCTTTCTAATTGCATCATTCCAGCATCCACTTCTGAGTTATCTATCTTTGTTTTAATTCTTAGATATCCATCTGCCATATATTATTCCTCCTTTCCCTTTATAAGATTTTCGAATAATAAATCATCTTGAGCTTCTTTTTGGCTTTTTCTTTTTTTAAGTGCCACTTGTTCTTTTGCCTTTATAACCTTTTGTTTATCTTTGGGATCGTTTATCTCTGACAAATCATAGTTCCGTATTTCGCGTACATTTGATAATACACTATCTTTTGTTAGACCTTGTATCAGATTTATAAACTGCCACCAATGTAATTCCTCTTTTGATAAATCTATTTTATAATCGCTCATAAAACTTGCGACTATATACTTTTCGTCTTGTATAAAGTCCATATCTTTTTCTTTTTCGATTTGTTCTTCGGTTGTTTCCCCGCATTGAAGAAACTTCTTCGCTCTATCTAGGAATAAGTCTATATCTTCGTTTGGTATAAACCCAAATAATAAATAAATAATTGCTAGACTTCTTTCCTGATCCGTTATATCTGGATCGTCTATTACATCAAAACATTTAAGACCTGTTTTAAAACTTGTATTAAGTTCGTATTCCTTATCTTTGATTCGTGCTACCGTAGGATACATTACTCGATTACGTTCTTCTTATCTTCTGAGTATTTTTGAACGATTCTGTTTTTCATCCCATCAAATGATATTTTCATTTTATCTAAGTGGGGCAGTAATTGTTCCATTAAGTCGTCGTACATCTCTATATAATTCCTATCTCCAAATATTTTTTTACACGCTCCATCTCCAAGGAATATATCCATAGCCTTCCGCATTTCTATAAATGTTTCTTGCCATACCTTCAGTATTTCCTCTTCTTTTTTAGACATGTATTTACCCTCGACATCTTCTTTCTTACTGATAGCAATTTCCCGCATTTTTGCGTTCTGCTTTATTTTGTCTATTTCTTCGAGTGCTTTGATACATTTAAAAGACAAACTAATGTCGGCTAGATCAAATTCTATCGTTTCGCCTTTGTCGTTTACCTCTATTGTATATATATCTTTTTTTTCTACTCTTAATTTTTCCATTTCTATTCTCCTATCCAATAATAAAGAAAAGGTTGAGGGTTACCCCAACCCCTTACTATAATGATACAGTGTCAGCTGTGAATGTTGGAACGCCATTTGAAAATGTAACTGTTCCTTTAGTTCCATCGCCGTTATAATCGATTGTGTATTCAATTTTAGGTGTTTCGCCTGTTGCATATGAAGTTATCGAAATAACGCAATCATGTTGAATTGCTTTGTATGTTGATCCTGTGTAATCGTATTTATCGATATCCAGAATATGTGTATGTGCATCATCGCCTACCGCTTCAGTTCTACGTAGTTCATTTACATAATCATATACGTCATCTCCGAAGTAACAAGTTTGGGATACGTCACCACTGATTGAATAACTGTCGATAGTAGTTGTTGCTACATCATTAATTATCCACTTTTCAGTAGTCTTATTTGCGTTGTAAGTTTGACCGTAGTCGACAATACCTGTTCCTATAACTTTCCATGTAGCAGTCGTGCTTGGAGTTATATCTAGGAAGTGTGCGATTTCAGTTCTTTTAACTTGAGTATACGCCATATTTTTTCCTCCTTTATAAACTTACCGTATAGTCTTCATAAGACTTCAGGTATTCTAATCTGCATTGTATTCGGTATATCGCTTGATCTCCGCTTGTTGATAGTATATATCCGTTTGTCAATGCTTCAATTTTTGTTGGTGTTTCCCCTGTTTCTAATGTTGGGAATAAACCACCCTTACCATTGTTTTCTAGCCAATTGCTGAACGTTTCATAAAACTCCGAATTATTTATATTGTTTTGGATTTCCTCATTCCAATAAAACTTGGTATCGAATGTAAATAAAAATTGCTTTGTTTGATTACCGATTATGTCCGTTGTTATTATCGGATCGTAACTAGCACTTTCGTTTAATGAGTACGCCTTTACTTTATCTACTAAATACTCGACATTTACTGCCGTATAAGTATCTAAGTAGGGGCATGTTGCGATATAAGTTCTTACGTTTTCTATCATCTTCCCATCTCCTTCTGTGCATGGCTTACAATTTCTTCTAAGTGATCCGCTTTCATTCTATCAAACCAATTAGCACCACGCATTCCTCCGCCGTTATAGTTCAACGGCTTACCTGTTGAAGATATGCCTGTATCTTGATAATGTGCATAAGGTACCCCCCATACTAACAATCCACTGCCTACTTTACTGTGCGTTGATACGCTTCCTATAAGTTGACCTGTGTACATTGGTGTGTATGGTTCGCAGTACCCTATACATTCACTATCAATTATTTTTTGAACTCTTCCGTTTTCGAGTAGTCCTCGTTTTCCTAGTATCTCGTTGACATTGTCAATTTCGAGTTCTGTAAAACCTGACTTGATTTTCATTTACTCTCCACTTATAGCGAAGTGTTGCATCCCTGTGCTACTATAATCTTTAACCTCGATATTTGTTATTTTTCTACACTCTGGGTATGTTGCTTTTAATGTGGCGATTGATGTCACTGCTCCTGTTACTATTCCTTTGACGATATAATCATCGTTTTGGAGCGTCCATTGAGTAGTTACTGTCGTTAACGCTTGATAAGTAGCAGGTGCTACATATCCGCTTTCGCTTTTTAAAATCCTAACAATTACCCCGTCGCTTGATCGGATTTGAGTATCTCCTATTGTTATACCTTTTCTTGAACTCCAGAACCCTTTTATACCTTTAGTTTTGTATTCCTCTAGTTTTGTTGAAGTATTAAACTTCTTATTGACTATCGTTAAATCATGCGTGAACACAGTCTACTCCTCTATGCATAAGTCCTGACATTCCAAGGTATGTGAATAATTCGCTATTTACTTTTCGTTTAGTTTCATTGGTTACTGATTCTTGATTTCCAAAACTTCTACTATAATCTCCTATGCTTTCGCTAGTTATTACTTTACCGTTTGTGTTGGTAGTAGCGAGTTCTTCATCGTATAAGATATCGGCGATAGAGCAAGTCGCCATTTTAACATTTGTAGTATAATCGGTATCGTTAT